CACTACTAGCTCCCAATGTTTCTTGAACTTCAGTTGCAATAACCTCAATGGTTCTTGTTGCATTATCTGTTAATATATCTACATCTTCATTGGCAAAACCATAATATTCTGTAACCTCTTCTATTGGGGTTAAACTTATTGCATACCTTACTTTATCAGCCATATTTTATCTCCTATATTGTCGTATTTAACGACCAATTAATTGTTGTAAACCTTGAGTATATTCAGCTTTTAACTGTGCATACTGTCCTTGTTTCCACTGATAGTCTGCACCGTGTTTTTGTATCTTAGAACTATAGTTTTGAATATCTACTCCATACTTGGATAGTTTACTTTGATTGACCTCTGTTACTTTTCTGAGATCATTTACATATCGATCCATAGATGTACGAAATGTTTCTGTATTTTTTTGTAAATCACTTGCAAATCTGCTAGTCTGTGATTGTGTTTCAGCGCCATACTTACCCATATCGTAACCAGTTTCTGACTGATAGGTCTGTATAGCTTTTTGAATTTCTTGTTGATATATATTGAAAGCAGATTGAAATCTTGATGTCTCTTTCTGTATATCAGATGAATATTTTTGAAGGTCTGTTTGTCTTTCAGCTTGCCATACACGAATATCGCCTTCGAGATTTTGTGTATACTGTTGTACTTCTTTTGATATATTTGTTTGGTATTCGCTGACTTCACTTTGATACTTCTGCAATTTTGCAGAATATTCTTGCTGTTCTTTTTGTAATTTTGAATTTGCTTCTTGTTCTGCCTCTCTGGAACTGAGCTGTGCTTGCTGTATAGCTTCTTGCAATTTTGCTTGATACTGAACATTAGTTTCATTGAATTCATTTAAAGAGTTTTGAACCTTTGCTTGAAACTCAGATATTTTTATTGGAGTAGTTGATAGTCTAGCTTGAATTTCATTTGCATACCCAGATGCTTCAGAAAGAGCTGCATTTACTTCTTTTACTCTCATATCTCCAATAGCTACCCATTCTCCTACATGAGTTTGTGCTCTTTGAAGTTCGGCCTGTACTATAGCCAAGTTCCCTTGCAATAGTTCTATATCTTCTGCTTGTAATAAATCATGTGCATCATAACTGGAAGCTGGACTATTGGATTCAATCAATGCAGATACTTTATCTAACGCATCTTTAACTCTTGTTAATTGAGAGTTTGTTGCATCCCATGTTGAATTAGTATCAAACTGTGAATCACTTGTAGCGCTTGCAAATTTATCTGCAGCCGTTTCCGCTTGATCTACAGCGGCCTTTAAATAGAGAAATGCTGTTGTAATAGCAGTTACCTGAGATGGATATTCAGTTGCCCATGCGACTCCACTTATTGTTGTTGAAGGAGCTGTGTAAACTGGTAGAACTCCTAAGTTATTTAATGTAGTGGATGCTATATCTGGAGTTGTAAAACTAGGAGAAGCTGGAGATACTGGAGGATTAGATGTTATAGTTAAATCCGATATTGTTGGAGCAGAGCTAAGAGATAGTATTGGCTGTACATAAGATGGAGCAGAAGGTACGCTACTATAGCTTATATCAGCATCAGATGGGGGCGGTATAAGTACAAAAGCATCAGGCGCAGTAAATGTTGGTAAGCTTTCCGATACCTCACTTAATACAGGCTCAGATATATCGCTTGGTAAATTGGATGTTTTATTAGCCATTAACCTTTGTAAGCATCTCACTGCGCTGCCAAGTACAAGTAAATATTCTGCTTCCAATGGAAAATTGGCTACTGCATCACTTCCGTTTGATATAAGAGCACTACCGTTATGTGTTGGAAGTTTTGGTACATAATGTAATACACCAGATGTAGCGTCATCGCCTGCATCGCCATTTACATAAATTGTTTCAGCCTCTATATAATATACAGGGTCAGTATCTGTTGCAGCATAGATAGAAGCAGTATCGTTATACCTTGCTTTTTTATCCGCTGGAACTCTTTTAGCTGGAAGGTCATCTTTATCTACTGCTAAAACTTTTTTATCCGATATCCCTAATCCGCTAGAAGAAACTGCTACAGCCAAAGATGATGATAGCAACTTAGCCGCAGGTAAAACTCCAATTATTTCACCGCCTATATCTATAAGAGACTGAGTAATAAGAGCGTCATCTCCAACGCTTCCAATTAAATCTTCTACCTGTGTTTTAAAATCTGCCATTAGGAAATTGTCACCTCCGTAAATACCATTGGAATTCTAAAGTCCATTACAATGTCTTCCCAGCTACCAACCATTTGATCCCAAGCAATGGGGCCATAGCTGGCTTCAGCAAAGTCTGACATTGCAGAGGGAGAACTAACTTCATCCATTAATAATCATAGCCTTTAATGTTCATAGAAGCACCGTCTCTACCTGTATTCGCATATTTTTTGCCTTCACGAATACACATCTCCCATTCATTTCTAAAGTACTGAGCCATTTGTATTGACTCAGGTTTAGTTTCATAGCCTTTCATAATAGCATAATGTGCTAATGCATCATGAAACTCATCTGGTATTGCTGGTGATTCTGTTAATATTATACCAGTACCACTGGCAACAAAATTCTCATCGTTCTTAACAGCGAATATAGTTACTGTCTTGCTTCCTGTAGGGCCAGTAAACTCTGATGCTGGGCTATTACCAGTTACATTATGTGTAGCAATAGCTATGCCATCACGCTCTATCCAGTATACTTCGTCCTTTGTTCTACTATATGCCATTATGTTATATCCCTAACTTCTGGTCTTCCAGATAGCCTGTATATATCATATCCATCAAAATCTACCGAAAGAACTTCCAGTATATCATCATCAAGAGCATAGTAGCGTTGATCGGCTACTGTACTGAATGTATAGGCTGTTGTTAAAATTCTTGTCCTTCTGCAAAATTCATCCAGTGCCTTATTAAGGAAGATACGTATCTGCGTTTCTCCCAGCTCTGGATGGTGCTGTTGGACTGTTTCTATTAACTGTTTCTGTGTCATAGTGTCCCAATCCGAGGGGAGACATTACTCTCCCCTCGAGTTAGTTTTCGTTAACTTGCGTCGACAGTGGCTTTTGTTGAACCATTGCAATACCAGTTACTTCCATCACAAAAAATATCAATCGTATCATTAATTGCACCAGCATTTAATGTAAGCGATGATACTGTTTCGTGTATGTCTCTACCAGTATTTGTTGCATGATCTGTTCCATAGCTGCCATGATAGTATATTTTACTTGCACCACCACTTATCACATGCTCACTATCATCTCCTGAAATAACTTTACAGGAAAATCCTTTGTAAGCATTTGCTATAGTAGGAAGTGTAAGTGTTATTGCAGAACCAGATAAAACAAACGATTTACCATGATCTGCGGGAACTATACTATAAGCTGCTGTTTTACTTTCAACAGAAGCGCTTGAACCACCTAGATAAGCTCTAGCCATAATTGACCTCCTTAACTAATTGAAAACAGTTTATGACTTTCAATCAGCTGTATACCAACACCTTCATCAGAAAAATACTGATCCTTTACTGCGTCAAACGCATTATCAGTTTTAATATTAGTCTGATACATTGGTGAACGATATTGAGCATGAAACAGGTTCTCATCACTTACGACAAGCATTTTCTTACCATAAGCAGTACCACGTAATGCGGGGGTTGGAATTAATTGTAAAACTCCATGAGGTGTCTCAAGAACCTTATAATTAAAACCAAGCGAATCACGTTTCATGTCACTCAGATCAACAGACCAGCCAGAATTACCAGCCATACCGCTGTTGCCAGCCATTTTCGACCAGTAACTAAGTGCTCCAGAACCACAGAAAGCTCGCTTAACGCCAGATTCTGGTACGTACTGGAATACTTTTTCCATATCATCAACAAAGTCTCCATATGAATAACTTGCTTCAGTTATAGAAAATACACTTTGATCGTCACCACTTGAATCGCCATAGTCTTCTATAGCTTTCAAAATGCCGTAGCATGTTCTTACAAGATTACCATCTGCATCGGCTACTCCGCCATCAGCAAATGATTCAGTACTGGAGTCACCGCCTTGAAGTTCAAGACCTGTTCCACCAACTCTATGTCCGAATAAGAACGCTTTTTCCTTCTGCATTTTATGCTCTTGAGCCTTCTGGGCACGTAAACGTGCAAGTTCAGAAGATTCGCCACGCAATGATGCAGCAAGCAATGTGCCAGTGATCTGTAATGGCGTTTTGAAAATCTGACAAGAATTCCAAACGACACTAAGTTCATCAGCCCATGCTTCTGGCGCTGTTGTTCCTTCACCCTGTGCATTACCAATAATTTCAAAAATATCGTTATCAGCTAATGCAATATCATTACCAGTGCTAGTCCATAATGTATTAACAACAATTTCAGTTGTACTATTTACAGAATCAACTCTGGATATGGCCTTTTTAGAGCCATAGCTAGTTGTCCATACTTCACAGATTGCACCAACCAAACTGCTGTCGATATTACAATTTACAGGGGTTTGTACAGTAACAGTTGTATTGGTAGTATTATCCGAGTCAAGATTTTCAGTATCACCATCACATGAAAAATACTGTTTCTGCCACGGATTCCGATGTTCAAACATTTTGAAAATCGGGTCGGGCACTTTACGCTGTTCTCTGTTCGAAACTACCGTAGTAAACGGCGCTACGTCAGTCCATAGTTCTTTTACAACTTGAGGACTAACGTAAAAATTTCGTCGATCATCGTAAAGTACACCAGAGGCTTTTAATAACTTTTCAGTTGCAGCCATGATTTACTCCTTTTTTATCTTTTTAAAGAGAGTAAGCCTTGATTAAACATGTCTTCATCACTTAAAGGTGATTCAGATGTGCCAGTCTCAACCGCAGCTGATCTTGGCATTGACAAAACCTCTTGAGATTTTCTCATTTCTTGTTTTTTCTGCTCTACCCGTGCGTCGGGTGCATCCTTCATCATATAGAGTTT